ATTTGCGAGTGCGCCTGATGATGAATCCTCCGACAAGGGATAACGGTTTGCCACGCTGTGAAGCGTTGCAACACTGTGAGATAAATTTGCTTCACTCGGATTAATCCTAAGGGTAATGTGTTGTCTCCTCAAACATTCGGAGAGTGCAATGAAAGACGGACTTTACCATGTGAACTTCAAGAGTAATCAGCAGGACTTCGGCGTTGGCATTGTTACTGTTAAGGGTGGAAAGGTTAACGGTGGCGATTATGCATACTTTTACCAAGGTGATATCACTGAAGATTCTGCTCTGCTTAAAGTGACTAGGTTCAATGATCAGGCCACCTCTGTTTTTGGCCCTGTCAAAGAATTTTATCTTGAGCTAAAAGTTAAGCCTGTCACGGGGTATCACATCCTTGAGGGGAACATCCAAGGACAGCCAAGTATGCAAATTCAGATTCATACAAGGTTTCTTGCGCCTTTGGTGTAATAATGAAGAATTAAACTAAGCCGCCCTCCGGGGCGGTTTTTTATTGCCTGCAAAGAATCCGAAGTTCTTTGCGGTTAAATCCACCGTCTTTAGATAGGTCGGCATATCCGGAAGGGCATATTTCATTTGCCTTTGAATAGCAGATATCCCACCCGGTCCCGGCGCCACACTGAACTATGTATTCGGTAGAGCCATCGGGGCGATTTATTTTCTGAGCTGTTGCACAGCTGACAAGCATTGTTATTGCAATAATTATAGAAAACTTCTTCACGCTGCATCTCCTTCAGCAAAAGCATATTCATAACAGGATTACATATGGCGACCAACAAAAAAACTGGCCGCCCTTCTGATTATCTACCAGAGGTGGCTGCTGACATCTGTTCACTGCTTGCCGATGGTGAAAGCCTGCGCAAAGTTTGTGAGCGTCCGGGAATGCCAAACAAGGCAACCGTATTCCGCTGGCTGGCACAGCGTGATGAGTTTCGCGACCAATACGCGAAAGCCACAGAGACCCGCGCCGATGCAATTTTCGAAGAGATGTTCGATATTGCTGACGTTGTTGCCGAGGAAGCCGCAGCCGTAGCGAAAGCCCGCCTGCGCATCGATACTCGCAAATGGGCACTGGCTCGCATGAACCCGAAGAAGTACGGTGACAAGGTGAGCCAAGAAATTGACCACAAGTCATCCGATGGCAGCATGGCAACTAAACCGACGACAATTCAGCTTCTCCCCGTTGAGCCAAAAGCATGAGTGAAGCCGTTCAACTTCCGATACCAGCAAAACTAGCCCCGCTGTTCACTGCAACCGGTAAGCGCTATCGCTGCTCACATGGCGGGCGTGGCAGTGCCAAGACACGCACGTTTGCCCTGATGACTGCTGTTAAGGCGTATCAGGCGATGATGAACGGTGATAGCGGTGTAATTCTGTGTGCGCGTGAGTTTATGAACTCACTGGAAGAGTCGAGCATGCAGGAGGTGAAGCAGGCAATCCTGTCTGTGCCCTGGCTGGCTTCAAACTTTGATATTGGCGAAAAGTACATCCGTACCATTGATAAGACAGTGACGTATGTCTTTGCCGGCCTGCGCCATAACCTCGACAGCATAAAGTCCAAAGCACGCATCCTGCTTTGCTGGGTGGATGAGGCTGAATCGGTAAGTGAAATAGCCTGGCAGAAGCTGAGTCCTACTGTGCGCGAAGAAGGCTCTGAAATCTGGGTAACATGGAACCCGGAGCGCGACGGCAGTGCCACTGACAAGCGTTTTCGCAAAGAGGCCGGTGACGACTGTATTACCGTCGAGATGAATTACACGGATAACCCGTGGTTTCCTGACGTACTCGAGGGTGAGCGGGCTAACGACCAGCGACGCCTCGATCCGGCAACATATGCCTGGGTATGGGAAGGTGCTTACCTCGAAAACTCCGATAAGCAGGTACTGGCTGGTAAGTACCGTATCGCAGAATTCTCAGAAAATCTCTGGAAGGAGGCTGAGCGGCTTTTCTTCGGTGCAGACTTTGGCTTCGCTAAAGACCCGAATACGCTGGTACGTTCTTTCATCCTGCACAACCGGCTCTACATCGAGTATGAGGCATACGGGCAGCAGACAGAGCTCGACCATATGCCAGCGCTTTACGACACTATTCCCGGCTCGCGTGAATGGCCTATCAAGGCCGACTCCGCACGCCCGGAAACAATCAGCTACCTCAGGCGTCAGGGCTTCAACATTTCAGCCGCTGAGAAATGGCAGGGAAGCGTTGAGGATGGTATCGCCCATCTGCGTGGCTTTGACGAAATCATCATCCATCCGCGGTGCAAGAATGTGGCACGAGAAGCCCGCATGTGGTCATACAAAACCGACCGTATCACCGGCGAGGTGCTGCCTAAACTCGCTGATGGTGATGAACACTGCTGGGATGGCATCCGGTATGGACTGGACGGACATATTAAGCGTAAAGCTCAGACTATGGGAATGATGATCCCTAAGCGCCTGCAACGTAAATAACCCACCAACGGACAAACCATGACTGACAAATTAACGCTCGCCGTCAATCACGCGCTGAATGACGTCAGGCTTGCCCGTGCGCGGGAGATGGCATTTAACCCGGGTATGGGGCTGGATGCCAAGCGTGAAAGCGCATGGTGCGAATATGGTTTCAAAGAAGACCTCACATTCCACGATCTGCACAAGCTTTATCGTCGCGGCGGCATTGCTCATGGCGCAGTAAACAAGCTGGCCTCCAACTGCTGGAAAACAAACCCGCAGGTGATAGAGGGCGAGCAGTCTGATAAGGCGCGTGAGTTAACAGCCTGGGAGAAAGTAAGCAACCAGGTATTCACGCACCGATTCTGGCGCTCATTCGCTGAGGCTGACAAGCGGCGGTTAGTTGGCAGGTGGGCTGGTATCCTGCTGCATATTAAAGACAGCCGAAGCTGGGATCAGCCGGTTGTTAAAGGCAAGGCACTCCAGAAGATTTCCCCGGTTTGGGCCAGTGCGTTAAAAGTTGGCAGCCGCGATAATTCCGGCGCCATCACCATGTGGCAGTACACCGAATCGCTTTCTGATGGCAGCACTGCACAACGCAATATTCATCCCGATCGCGTTCTGATTATCGGCGATATGTCTGATGACGCTATCGGCTTCCTTGAGCCTGGCTATAACGCCTGCGTCAGCCTTGAGAAAGTTGAGGGCGGATCAGGTGAATCATTCCTGAAAAACGCAGCGCGCCAGCAGAATATTAACTTCGACAAAGAGATCGACTTCAAAAATCTGGCCTCAATGTACGGAGTATCGGTTGATGAGCTTCAGGAGCGCTATAACGAAGCAGCCCGTGAGATTAACCGCGGTAATGACACGCTGTTAATTACGCAGGGTGCGCAGGTCACGTCGATGGTCAACGCTGTATCTGACCCGTCCCCGACCTATGACGTTAACCTCAAGACGTTCAGCGCATCAGTGGATATCCCGTCGCGCATTATTGTGGGCAACCAGTCGGGCGAGAGAGCCAGCACCGAAGACCAGATTTACTTCAACAGCCGCTGCCAGTCCCGCAGAGGCGATCTGTCGTTCGATGTTGAGGATATGACTGACAAACTCATCTACCTGCAGATTATCAGCCCGGTGGCTAAGTTCAGCATCGTCTGGGATGAGCTGAATGAGCAGTCATCATCTGACCGACTGGACAGCGCCACAAAAATGAGCAGCATAAATCAGACGTCTCTTGCCTCTGGTGAGCAGGTTTTCACAGCTAATGAAATCCGCGTCGCTGCCGGTTATGAACCTCTGAAAAAGCCTCTCACTGAGGAAGATGATGAAGAAAACGAAGAGGAAGCCAAAGCCGGCGATACTGCCAGCCAATAAGCTTGACCCGACCGGTGTTGACAGGCTTGAGCGCGGTGCAATGCGGGATTATGCAAAGCGCCTGAAGAAAATCAGCACGCGATATATCGAACTGCTTAATCGCATTCCGGCTGAGCCCGCAGTAAACCAGCGCTACACCTTCCAGTTAGACCCGACCTTGCTTTCGATGCTGTTGCAGAACGGCGATTCGCTTGTGGATGAAATCCTGTTGCAGGGCGGCGAGTTCAATCCGTGGCTGTTTCAGGACTACGTGTCGCCATCCTATCAGCGCGGTACGGCGCAGGAGTTTGCCAACCTTGCTCAGCAGTCGG